GTTTGTTTATCCACTGATTGTGTGGTAGTATTTGTTGAGAGAGCGTTTCTTAAATTTGATATATCTGCGTCTAGAGTTTGTTTTTCGAGGGTAAATTCTTGTTTTATTTCCTCGAATCTATCTTTTTTTATTTGAAGATTTTCAATTTGTTTATCTCCTATCTCCATTTTAGATATATTTTCTTGAAAACCAGTGGTTAACAAACCATATATACCTAAAGAGGTTATAAATGATAGAGTTATAAGAGCTACGGTTAAATATATTTTTAAACCTACCAATGTTTTTTTCCATTGGTCGTGCAAATATGTAGCTATCGCTATCTTAGATACCTCAAGAAATGAACCCATTACTATAACGGGTATGGCTACGCTAGCAAATAATATGGATAATCCCATAACACTATAATATGCTGCTGTAATAGATAAACCTAAAGCACAAAATAGTAAAAAATAAGGTAAAAATTTTTCTTTCATAATGTTTTAAAATATAAAAAGCTCGGATGTAATATCCAAGCTATTTTTTTAATGTTTTAAATTATATTATCCTTGACCGTTATATGGTTTTTTATAATTTTTAGAATTTTTATTCTTTGATGTTTTTGATTTTGCATGAACTCCTGGTCTAGAAACACTGTGTTCTCTTTTTTTAGTGGTTGTAGTTGTTTTTGCCATCTTACATTAAGGTTATGTTGTTAGAATCTACTAAAAAACCTTTTACTCCTTCAACTCTTCTAACAGCAGGAATTACTTTATTGATAATAACGTCTTTTGAAAATCCTCCATGTTTGGAGAAAGGATAACCATCTATTTTAAGATTTAAAATAACACGTAAATTTGGATTGTTTTGAGCATAATCTTGTCCTTCTATTTCAGTAGAGGAAACTATAGTTACTCCAGTAAGAGCTCTAATATTCGATAAAATATCTTGTTGAGGTCTTTTTGTTGTATCTGTGATAAGAATTCCTTTTACCTTATATTGAAGAGCATCCCCTTCATTTAAAATGTTGGGGATTTCTCTTCTAATAAGTTCTCTAAGCTCGTTTAATTTCATGCTTTGTTTTTTTCAATCACAGACCAGATACTACCTACTAATGTAATAGAACTACCTGAAATAACTTCCCATGCGGCTTCATCTAAGATACCTTTGGTTACTAAAATACCACCACCAAATGTTAATACGTGACGTAAAATTCCTAAAATTTGTTCTTTTGTCAATTTCATAATTTTGTTTTTTAATTTATTATAAATATTATAGATTATAGGGAAAGTAGCATATCTACTAATTCTGGTTGAGGGAACATATCAAATTTATCTTTTCGAACATTTGTATGATTCCATAGGCCTGGATTTCTTTCTACAAATCGTGCATCAAAGAAATCAAATGCTTCATGTGCTCCTCTAGTTTTGATTAGTTCAGGTAATCCTTTTCTAACATCAATATTATCACGATTACCAATATGTAATATTAAGTTTCGTAGAGATGAAATTTGTGCATCTGAATATTTATGCCATTGAGTGAATCCTCTAAATGGTCTAGATAATGTAACTACTTGAGATGGGTCAGCTACTGTATTCACATATGTTTTACCGTTTTTAATCCATCCAAAGTTACATACCTCAATTCCTATTGAGTTTCTATGCATTACATTATTTCCAGTTCCTAGATGCCAACCATACCCGCCTCGTGGAAATGCTTGAACTACCTCACCATCAAATGTTGTTGCATTGTTTGTTATACGAGGACCTCCAAGAACAAATTCAGTCGCAATTTGTCCTCTAGTATCTCTACCCCAATCTGAAATAACATTGTATGGGTTTTCCCAACCTGCTGTATGATGTAAGAATAACCAATCCTTTTTAGTTGGACCAGGGAAAAACTCATTTCTAGGTAAGAATTGTTGTTTAATATTTAATGTGGTTGAATTTGGTCTAGATTCTGTTCTATCTGTTGTTGCCAATCCCATCATATTCCAAGTAACAGGACCTACAACTCCATCATCTTTTAAACCATTTGCGGTTTGCCATCTAACAACGGCAGCGTGTGTTGCGGGTCCAAAGTTTTCTGTTTCGTTTCCTGGTGAACCTGCACCTGATGCTGCTATTCTAAATCCACTACTGTTTAGAAATACTTGTAGAGCTCTAACTTCTCTACCTCTACTACCTTGTCTTAAAATCATAATTTAATCTTCTCCAAAAAAATTAGTTAAAAACTTACCTATTACCCCTAATACTAAAGCAGTAAGGGCTATCCATTTTTCATTTTCATATATAGCAAAACCAGTTATTGTTGTACTTACCCCTAATAGGGCATCTCCCAATTTTCTCCATTTTTTAGGGGTTGGAGAGTAGTAGTTTTGCTTCATTTTTGTTATAGTTTTATAGATTTCCATAACTTATTTATTTTTATTTTTATTTTTAAGGTAAATTAATAACATCATCATCACCATCAATACCTAAAACTATTTTACCTGAACCTGTTGGTGTTTCAAAACTCCCTGAGGTTAATTGGCATCTATATAATTTACCGTCTGTTATTAATCCACCATTACCACCAAATGATCCTGCATCTCCTATACAATTTATATATGTACCTTCTGTTAATACTCCACTTCCAAAAGAGTTAGTACCACCTATACAATTTGTAAAAACACCAGTAGAGCTTGCAAGAGCTCCATCTTCCGAACCACCAAATGATATATTCCCCCCTATACAATTTGTAAAAGTACCGGAAGCATCACCGAAACCACCAAAAGATCCGTCAGTTCCTATACAATCTATAAATGTTCCAGAGGCATTACCTCCTGAACCTCCAAATGAACTATTTCCACCTTGGCAATTTATAAATGTTCCTGAAACAGTAACTCCTTGACCAAAAGAAAATAATCCACCTTGACAATTTTCAATTTTAAGTGAATTTAAATTTGTAGCAATTGTAAAGTTTTTAGTTAAAACATCAACACCTTTTACAAATACATTATTAGCTGTAATATTAATGGAACCTTGGGTTCTATTTGAAGGATTTAAAGTTGCATTAAATATTACACTCTTATTCCCATCTAATGATACTAAATCGACATATTGTGTGTTCATAGTAAATGAAGAAGTACCAAAATTATAATTTCCAGGAGCTGCAATAGTTGTAATTCTATTTGTTGCTGAGGGTGATAATGTAGTAGCTAAAGTATAGGCTGCCTGTAATTCTGCTGCATTTTCTATATCTGTACCATCAGCTTTAACTAAAATATATTGAGTACCTTCTATACCTGGACCTTGTGGGCCTTCTGGACCTTGTGGGCCTTCTGGACCTTGTGGACCTTCTGGACCTTGTGAGCCTGTGGTGATTGAACTGCTAAGGAATATAAAATTTCCATCCATTTCCTCTATAGTTAGAGGTCTATTTAGGTTTTCTCTTAAAATTAAAGGCATAATTTTTTATTTTATTATACATATTACTATCCTTCACAAGATATACAACTATTTTCATCTCTAGATATTGTATCACCTCTTAAAACACTTTCACTACGGCAGTAATATAGAGTTTTAATACCTTCTTTCCATGCTAATTTATGCACATCACTTACATATTTTGGTGAATCTGATGGATCAAATGTTAAATTTAAAGAGATTGCTTGATCAACATATTTTTGTCTGATGCCATTTTGTCTAACTATTTCGAATGGATTAATTTCTTTAAATGTTAAAAATATCTCTTTTTCCTCATTCGTTAATATATAATCTGGTAATCCTAAAACTGATCCTTTATCTCTAGCAATTTGTTCCCAAACGCTATCAATGTTATATCCTTTAGATTCTAAAAGTTTTTCCAATGTTGGGTTTTTCTTGATAAATGTACCTTTTGCCGTTTTTAGGTTATAAACGTTGGCTGGTAAAGGTTCGATTGAAGGGGAAACACCACCTGAAATATGAGCATTTGAGACTGTTGGAGCAACAGCTAAATGATGTGTATGGCGTAGTCCTGTTCCTTTACACCATTCTGGTTCACCGTATTCTATTGCTTGTTCATGGGATGCTTTTAAAGCTCCTTTTTCAATAAAATCAAACATCAAACGTGTATATGAGTTTGCTTGTAAACCAGCAAATGGTATTCCTTTTTCTTGTAGAAATGTATGCCACCCTAAAACACCAATACCAATTGCTCTACCTTTTGTAGCTGAGCGAACTGTATTTTCCATGAATTTCATGTTTTTTGCTCTATCAATGAATTCTTGTAGTACACCCTCTAAAAACCAACATGCTAACTCAGGTAATGTCATACCATTCTCAAATGTGTATTCTTTCCATTCATCCCAACGAGCTAAATTAAGAGATGATAAACAACATATGAAGGAGTGGAGTTCATCTGTGTAGAGCGAAATCTCTGAACAAATGTTTGTCATCGAGACATGCAAATTGTTGTTTTTATATGCTTGAGGGTTATTATCGTTTACATTATTCTCAAACATAATATAAGGTTCACCTGTCTCTAATCGTGTTTTTAAAATTTCTCCCCACAATTTAATTGCTTTTGGATCTTTTTCCTCTACTCGATTCATAAAATTGTCTGAAATTATAACACATTGATGTAAGTTCAAACATTGTCTGTTTACATCTCCTTTTGGTCTTCGAATACCTAAAAATTCCTCGATATCTGGATGCTCAATATGTAAATTAACAGATGCTGCTCCTCTTCTAACTGAACCTTGGTTTGTGGCTAGGATTGTTGAGTCATAAATTTTAGCCCAAGGTACAATTCCTTCAGAGGTTCCATTATCTTTAATTTGCTTTCCTCTGCCTCTAATTCGAGATAAACCAATTCCAACACCACCACCTTGAGATGAAAGACGCATCAATTCCGAATTTGCACCCGCAATTCCCTCAATTGAATCATCTACATCAATTCCAAAACATGAGATTGGCATTCCTCTATCTGTTCCTAAATTTGATAGAACAGGGGATGCTAAACATAACCAATTTTTTTCCATTGCTTCTTGAAACAATGGTTGCAAATCTTTACGTTTTAGACGACGAGATGCTGCTTTTGCTACTCTATTAAATGCTTTATATACATTTTCATGTGGAAGAAGATATCCATTGGATACAATATTTAACCCAATTTCATCCATCCATAAAGGAAATTCACGTTCAGGTTTCCAACCTGTTGTATCTACTTTTATACTCATTTTTGTTATTTAATTTTTATTTTATAAATCTGACCAATCTGCTGTAGATTTTGAGTAAGTAGTTACACGGGTTGAAAAGAAATCAGCATGTTCAACTCCACTTGTCAAATGTCCAAACCATTCCATTTGTTTTAATATGTCTGGGTTTATATCATTGTATAATGGTTTATAACCTAGTTCAACTAGCTTTTGATTGGCTCTTTCTTTAATGAAATTTTTCAATTGATCTTTAGATAATCCTTCAATATCACCCATTTCAAATGCTTTATCAATAAAGTTATATTCTAAATTTACAGATAATTCGCAAGCATCATATATTGCTTGGGTCATTTGTGGGGTATCTAGTTGTGGGTTTTCCTCTAATAATGTTCTATATAACCAACATCCGGCTTTTGAGTGTAAAGATTCATCTCTAACAGACCAGGCAACGATTTGTCCTGTTCCTTTCATTAAGTTTCTTAATTGAAAAGACATTAAGATAGCGAATGAAGAAAATAAGTTAACACCTTCAGTGAAAGCGGAAAATATGGCTAAAGATAACGCTTTATCTTCCAGAGTATCACCGGGCAATTCAACTAAACGATCAATTTTTTCTCTAGCTTCTTCATCCTCCATAAATGCTTGAAAAATCATCTAATCCAAGTTCTTCATTGAGGCGTGCATATGCCTCAGCATGAATTGATTCGAAATCAGCAAATGCACAAGCCATAGCTTTAATTTCATGTTTTGGAAACCATACTGCAACTTTTGTTGACCAATAATCGTTTACATATGTTTCTGTTTGGGCAAATGATTTTAGAATATTTCCAATTAGATTTTTTTCGCTTTCATTTAATTTAAGTTTCCAATCATTTAAATCTGATGCTAAAGGTACTTCATCAGCAAGCCAATGTGATTGATGTTGTTGCTTATAGTAATCAAATGCTACTTGATATTCAAATGGTTTGTAATGTTCTCTAAGTTCTGTAATCATTGTTTTTTTATGTGTTTAATTCAAAAAATTTCTCTTGTAGCATTTTTCTATCTAAATCATCAAAGTTTGTATTTTTCTTTGGTGATATGGGAGCATCATCTTCATCATACATTTCTGTAATCTCAAAATGTCCAGTTGATGTATCAGCTTTTAGTTGATAAGTAATACCATCCATTCCATATCTATTTTTCATGACATGGAAACGTCCTGTCCCATTTACTTTATCTTCTTTTTTTCTTGATAATGAAAGAGCAAAATCTGTAATCATAATTTTATCATATGAACCAGCTGCTCTATCTCCCTCAATAACATCATCTTTTGATCCTGCGCGATTTACTTGAGAAACACTCCAAATAGGTAATTTAAGCTCTCTTGCTAATCCTTTTGTGCTAGTATAAATATCATCAATCTCAAATTTACGCTCAGTTGATTTGCGTTTTGATGAAAGAAGATCTACATAATCTATCAATATCAAATCTGGTGTAACACCTAATGATATTACTTTTTTAATATGAGATTCTATAGTATTAATAGTTGCTCGACCTGTTGGGAATTCTTTAATAATTAGTTGGCCTGGTAAGTTTGGGATAATTTTTTCTACTTGGGCTTTATTTTCTAAAATTTTATTTACTGGGATTCTAGTAAAATATGCATCGTATCTTCTACCAACGTAATCCTCACTTAACTCTAAAGTATAATGAAATACATTATAGCCTTGCTCTACAGCATATCCACCTAAGGCAACAAGAGCCCACGATTTACCTCCACCAGGATTTCCAAATATTAGACCAAAATCTCCTATTCCTAAACCACCTTGTGTACCTTCATTTATTTCAGGCCATGGTGAGGGAACGGGGCTACGTTGATCGATTCTATAACGATGTTCAATATCTTTGTTATATTCGTGGCCTATATTTTTATCCTGGCCTGATTTCATAGCATTTTCAATCATGCTCTTTATTGAATCATAATCTCCAGCTTTAAGTAAATCTACAGATGTTAATAATGCTTTTTTAAGTTGTTGATTTTTACAAAATGTTGAAAATTCTTCTTGAACATATTCTGTATCTTCTACACTGGCTTGATATGCTTCTCTAAGTTGTTCTTTGATGGAAATTTTAAGTACATCATTTGTTACTTTTTTCATTTCTGTTTTAAGAACATCCATACTTGGGTAAGTATGGTATTTTTCATAATAATTTAAGATTTCTCTAATAATCCATTTATGAGCATCTTTCCCAAACATATCTGGGTCAAGTATGTCGTGGATATTGATGAGAAAATCTTTATGGGTTAGTAATGAAGATATTACTTTTGTTTGGAATTGGGGTCCGTATTCATCAATGCTTGTGAGAGTCAAAACTTTTTAATTTTAATTGTTAATAATTTTTATTTAAATAGGAATATAAAAAACTTTTATTTATTTTCCACTAAATTTTGAAAAATATCTTGTAACCAAAATTCGACATTTCTTATAAGCCCACCTATTTGATCTTCTTCATACATTTGTAGAAATTCTTTTTTATGTAAAGATAATGGTGATGGTTTTATAAATTCTTGTAAAAATTCTTTATTTTCATCTGTTATCATGGGATTGGATAAATCCATAATCCTATATTTATCTTCCAATAATTTAACATCATGTAATATTCTAGCATATGTAATATGTTCGTTTAATTTTTTCTCACTTATATCTAAAATATCAGAGAAAGATAAATTTTGAGTAGATAATTCTGGGAATCGTTTAAGTAATGTTTTTAATCCAAGTCCTTTTATACCAGGAAGTGAATCAGATTGATCACCTAAAAGTGTTTTCATGATGATGAAGTTGTGTGGATTCAAGTTGAATTTTTCTTTTACAACGTCTTCAGTATAAAATTCTTTTTCTATTGGTCTATACACTATTACTTGTTGATTTACCAATTGGAGATAATCTTTATCACTAGAGACTATAAATACTTTTTCATCTCCATTTTGAATCAATATATCACTTAAATAAGCAATAATATCATCTGCCTCTGAGTTACTTAGGGAGACTATTTTAACAGGAAGTGTTTGAAGATATTCTATAATTCTAACTATCTGTCCTATTTTGGCATCATCTTCCTCATCTATTGAATCAAATAATTCATGTTTAGTTACTCTAGTAATATTTCGGTTTGATTTATATTCCGGGATAATATTTTTTCGAGAATTAGATGATCCTATCCCATCAAATACTACTATAACTTGTGTAGGTTGTATTTGGCGAATTAGTGCTCCTAAAGATCTAAGAAACCCTCCCAACCCGCCAATATGTGCTCCGTTAGAATTTACAGAGTTAAGTATGCTGAAGTTTCGGAAAAATAAATTAAGACCATCTATTAAGAGGTAACGTTGGGGTTGGGGGGTTTCTTTTCCATTCTCTTGAACATTGTCCAAGAGTTTAAGTAGATCTTTTTTCATATTATTGTATATCTTCTGGTTCGAATAAATCGGAGATGTCGGATTTTTCCTCCCATTCACTGTTATCTTCAATTACTTTGAATTCTCCTTTTCCAAGAATTTCTGTCCATTCATGAGAATGTTCTTTTTTATATTTATCTATTGCTGTTGGTTTATCATCAATAAAACCATGGGCTGTACTAACTACAGTTCCAGTTGTAGCAATACCGTTGATGTGGTTTTTATCACATGCTATTTTAGTTCGTAAAGCAAATTCTACTTTCTTTTTATCTCTAGTGGCATGTAATTTAGATGTTCCTGAATTGGTTATATTTCCAAAAGTAAAACATAAAGATGCATCATAATATATAGTATCTCCTCCTTTATTTGTCATTTTAGGTTGTGACATTGGAGTTAAAGCTGGGGCTACACCTACTTTATTTACAACAAATAATGTATTGGTATATTTTGAGCTTTCTTTACGAGACATTACAATTTGTTGATTTATAAAATTTCCAAATTGGGTTGCGATTGCTCCTGCATTCCACATCGGATTATTTTTACCTTGATCAATAGACAACTGGCATGGGATAGAACCCACTGAATCCCATATGAATAAAAGATCATATGGTAGATTTCCTTTTTTCTGTTCTGTTAATAAGTCAATAATGAATACTGAAATATCTTCAATTGAGTTTAGAGTACTTCTATCTCGATAGATAAAAAATCCATCTTGATCTACTATTTCCCCAGTTTCCTCATCTACAATATCTTCCATCTGGAATCCCATTGCACGCCAGTGGTTCCAATCGTGTTTCATTTCGGTGATGATTAGAACAGGTAATACTCCCATTTTTTGAGCGTTTACAGCTGTTTCAATAGTCATAGTAGATTTTCCAGTATTACTTTTACCTCTAACCATTACAACATGTCCCATAGGAATTCCGGGGATAGATAATGCTTCCTGTAATGCTGGAGAGAAAGGAACCCATTGTTGATCTTTAAATTTTACATTAGATGATAATCCTTTAGATTCTTTAAATTTCCCTAAGCTAAAGGACGACTGGATTGCTTTTCCAGCCGCCTCTGTAAGTGATTTTTTTGTTGTTTTTGGCATAACTTATTTTATAATTTTATTTAGAAAGGTACATCATCACTATCTTCATCATCTCCTTCATCAAATAGCTCATCGAATTTATCAACCGGAGCTTTTACTGATTTTTTAGAAGATAGACTATAATTTGATTTAGGTTCTTCTTTAATTTCCTCAACAACATTAGTTTCTACTTCTTCTTTTTCATTTTCCTCATTTTCTGGGTCTAGGAAATTTTGAAGAATTATTTTCAAATCATCGAATGATTTTTTAAATTTACTTTGTAACTCTAAAATATCTGGTTGGTCATCTAACCATGCCTCTATTTGTTTAACATCATCTGATAATGAAGATGTTTTACGTTTTGGACGAATGGATGATTTGAGACCTTGTCTTCCTCCAATATCTCCCACTACAGCCTCAACTGTAAAGTCAAATCCTTCATATACATCTGTAAAGTCACCATAATCTTCATCTTCAGCTAATCCTAGTAATTGGAGATAAATTTCTTTTCCAAATTCCCAAAGGCGAACACCTTTTTCTTCTTCTCCTCTAACGATAACAGGAGCAAATACTCGCATTTTAGGATCTAATTTTTTAGCTAGTTGCCAATTTTCACGATCATTTGTTCCACGAAGTTGTTTAGAGAACTCTACAATTGGATCTTTCTCACCCCAGTTGGTCAAAGCATAAATGGGAAATTTTGAAATCCCATAATGTAGATACACTTCTTTGAATGGGTTTTGTTTATCGAATTTTGATGGTACAATTCGAATTTGATACTTGCCTTCTTGTTTTGGCTTCCANAATGTCAACGAATAATCGACTTTTTCTTTCTTTTGCCCAGATGATTGTAAGGCATTCAATTTTGATTTAATCAAATTTAAATTCATTTTTTTTTATTTTTAATATTAATAATGATTGAATATATAAAATATTTTTTATAAAGCCAAATCAGCTTGGTATTTCCATAAATATCCTCCTGAGGTTTGGGCTCTATGGTTTAAAGCATTATTTATTGCTATTGGGTTTAGATTTAATATTTGGGCAGCTTCTAAACAACTTGCAAATATTTGAATTATATTATTATTTTTATCTAATTGTACTATAGGAATTCTTTTTTTTGGTTTTGGATTTGAAAAACCCTGTTTATTTACTCTAGGTTTTTTCATTTTTTTCTTTGTTTCTTCAGATTTAGGAATTCTCATCTTCTGTTTTGTTTCTTCATTATGAAATTGGGGCCCACCACCACCATTATTTTTATTTTTTAATTCAAAACCCCAACATCTAAATTGTTCTATCCAATAATTTTCAAAAAATTCCCATTCTTTTTTATTTTTATATAATATAATATCTATAATATTAAAAGTAATATCTTTTCCAAATTTACTATTATGGTAATGTTTACGAAGGTGTGGGGAGTTGGATTTTCCTATATAAACTTTATTAGGATTATTATCTATATTAGTAATAAGATAAATGTATGTAGTATGTATCATTGTAATTTATAATTTTGGTCAATTATAAATATTACACGATTTGAGCCCTTTTATAGGGCTCTTATTTTTTATTTAAATTCATAATATAACTTAATTTATTTGTTTATAACTTTTAATATAAGAACCTTTTTTAGGGGAGACAAACTATTTTATTCTCCTTATTAATTTATATTTCCCTCTTTTAGGATTAACATGGGTCCAAAGAAAAGGACCTTTATTATCTTCAGGAAAACCATTCCATTCTATCGGTTTGCCATTTTTATAAAAATCATCTTGGAAATTATCTGAAACTGTTTCTATGGGGTATTTGTTTATTTTTTCATATTGAATAAATCCTTTTTCTCCTGTTTCTGTGTTTTCTATTTCATATTTCATTATCTCTGGGGGGGAAATAGGAGATTTATGTTTTTTTAAATATATTCTTTCTTCTTCATATTGAGGTACTTCATCTATTGATATTTCTTTTCCCATACTGTCTAAAATTTTAAACCCATATTTTTTAGTCATTAATTTAAAAAAATTTAAATCATTCTTTCCAGAAATATCTTCATCTTCCATTTCAAAATCAATCAAATCAGCATAAAATATTACTTTACCTTTGGGAGAAAGGGCATCATTTATAGTTTTTGTAAAATTTTCTTGATTAGAAATATAATGAGTAATTTTAGAGGTTATAATATTTGGAACTTTTGGTAAAGAAATATAATTATTTAAATTATGTTGAATATAATATACTTCATTATATTCTTCATTTAAGCCATAATCAACTGCTTCTTCACCAAATTCATCCGGACTCATTGTATCAATATGGACATATCCTTCTTCTTCAGGCATTCCTCCACCCCCCATATTATAANCTATAATATTTGAAGGCAATGAAGAGATAGTTTCATATTTATAATCTCCATTATTAAAAGTAAAATAATATATCTTATTTGAAATTATTTCTTTTAATAGGTTTGTTAATTTTATCATATTAATTTAAAATTTAAAATATATTCCATTCTCCCCCCATTTCATTTTGAAAGGTTATTTTTTTATCTATTATTTCATTAGAAGATATGTTATTTACATAACATCCATACCACCCTATTCCTTTAGTTTTATTAATATTTAAACCATAGGGTATTAGTTCTGAAAGTGAGGTATCTTTAGATAAATCTAGGTTAGGTTTTCTAGTGATTCCAAAACTTTCTAAATCAAAATCATCTAAATCTAAAAACACATCCGTAAGTGGTTTTTTAAATTTTACCATAAAAATTTCTACTTCTTCAATTTCTACTCCTTCAGGTTCAGTTATAAAAGACCATATTCTATTAGAGCATAATATAACATCTTTTCCCCCCATACTTCCATTTGGGTTTAAAGTACCTAAAAAGTTTTTAGGAATTTGATCTTTAGAGATAGAATATTTATTTCCTTCTAAGTTAAGTTGTTGGTTGTTAGGGGAATTCAATAACCAAGTAGCATATAAAATAACTTCATTCATTTTATAATCCTCATTAAGTATACCTGCTAAGATTTGCATTCTCTTAAATTCTTTACTTAAAATTGGTTTTTTCATACCTCAAAAATCTTGAAAATCTTTGTATTAAGTTGTTTTAACTCATTATGTTGAGTAAGAAGAATACAATTTCTATAATGTTGCCAATCTATCATAAATGTATTATCAACAACACCATTGTTTAAACCTTTGATAAGTTGGTTTAAAGCATTTATTGTATATAAAGAGTTTGTTTCTTTTTTTCTATGTACCAATATAGTATTTTCTGGGATACTGTTGATATTACCTTGGTCTATATTGTAGGTGATGGCATATTCGTTATTACTTTTTACATGTAATACAAATATTTTATTATATAATATATCATACTTTCTTTTTATATCGGATATTAATATATCCATATCATCGAATGATGTGAAAGTACATAGTAATCTGTTACCCATTGAAAATATATCAGTTATGTTAAAATCGTACTGATTATACGTATGTTCAGGGGTGGGGGAAATTTGGTTTGTCATAACTGGTTATTGGAAATTATAGTTTATTCCTTTTTTAAATTTAATTTGTAAATTATATTTTTTAAATATGTTGGTTATTTGTTTGAATGTTTCTTTTTCTGTTTTATCCACATCAAAGAGAAATGAATCGTAAACATATAATACAAGTTTTGTATTTTTTCCTCTAAGGAGTTTTAAAATATCCCATAATATAAGAATATTTTGTGCGGTTTCCAAATTTTGATTGTGATAATTTAAAAGTTTTTGAGGATACATATCCTCTAACTTATCTTTTTCAAAAACATGGTTAGATATTGGACATGTTATTTTTCCTGTTGTTTTAAAAATGTTCCATAATTCTTTAACATATTCATCTATTTTCTGAAAGAAATCTATATGTTTATATTCATCTTGTATTCCTCCATATATTTGTCTAAAGGTTATTTCTTTAGATGTATTATAATCTACATTATATATTTTAGCAAAATGTTCATGGAAATCCTCCTCGGGTAAAGTATATCCCAATAAATTAGCTAATAAGGTTGGATGATATGCACTGATATCTATTTCTATAAAATAGTCATTTCTAGGGATAAAACTTTGCCTTTCTCCTGTATCTTTTTTTAGAGCCGCAAAGTTTATACCATTGAATGAATTTGCTGGTCTAGTGGTTAAAGTACTAAGATTATATTTAGTGTAAATGTATTCTGAATTTGTTGAGGAGAAATATTCATTGAATATATTGGGGTTTATTTTTATCCCGTTTCTTTCTATAGAGTTAAATACAATGGTGGTTTTGTTGTTGTAAAATGGGTTTACATGGGATGAAAAATAGGGTTGTAATTTTTGAAAATTATCCTCACATACCTCATAATGTTTTACTATTGGTATTATNTCATTCAAATTTGGNTAATTTGGNTATTTANTTTGAAAAAATGAATGTANGNGAGATGTTTGAGGTGTAAATGATTTGTTTATAAGATTTAAAGAAATAATATTTTTATGGAAAAAATAATGTAAGAATTCTTTTTTATCTATAACATATATTTTTTTTATACTATTGATTAGTTGTTGAACTAAATTAAAATCCACGTGAAATGCCTCGCTATGATTAATAGGCACCATATGTCCCTTAGTTGCCGATATCGGCCTAATATACACGGTAGAAACGTTGTTTTCAACGGGGTGAAATGTGGGGGATGATGGTATAATTTCGATATACGCTTCCTCATATTGAATTTGAGAAAAAATATCAATCTCGTTTGTATTTTCTATTAACCAAAACATAGGTTAAATGTACAAACTTTATTTTAAGAGGCCAAATAGTACTTTAGATAATCCTCTTTTAAATATTGTGAAAAACCATACCATTTTTGACGTTTTTCAAGTAGGGCTATGTTGTTTTTATTGGCAAGAAATGTTCCTTCTCTATCTCCATTTATCTGCCATACTATAAATTGTGGCTCATATAGATCCCAGGCTATTTGTGTATCTTTAATTTTTAGTTTATCGTGTGTTTCTTTGTTTATCTCAATGTATTTTAACTCATTTGTTTTTTTACAGAAATAACGGGTGAATGAACCTAAAATATAGTCTTGAAGGGATGGTGAAGGTTGGTTGAATAGAGGAAGGAATCTTTCTTGTAATATGTTGGGATTATATTGAGGTAAAGGTAGGATCAATATTGGATTATTTTCACCGGGTTCATCAGATGAAGGAGTTAATTCAATAAGTAATATATTACTACCATCATCTGGAAATTTCCCAGTATATTTATCTCCATTAGAAGTTTTATAATAATATCCTTTATAATTTTGTTGGTTGGTAGACAAAATATATTCGTCTCCATTAGTATATAAATTGGTTTTTATTTGAGATTTTGGATAATACATTTTATATAATTTTTTATTCTGCAGGTCCCCAATATTCAAAATGCCATATTTCATCTACCCCGGAATTGTCTGAGAGTCTCCAAGGGTTATAAAATCCATATTTAATTCCAATTTCTGCTATTTGTTTATATATAGGATATTTTATACGAGCGTTTCTATTAATGGTGGGGTTTGTACTTCCTTTTACTAATTGATAAAGATTACTAAAATCTACAGCGATTCCATACCCATGTGGACCTCCTCCTGTATTTGCACCGAATCTAATAGCTGAGGATATTAGGAAAGGGATGTTTTTTTGTTGCATTTCGTTATACCAAAGAAAAAATTGTTGAGCTGCTTTTTTTTCAAGATAATATTTCCCATCCAATATTTTAGTTGTAGTCATTCCTTCAGCAAAATATTTTGGGTTTTTATTTGCATCTCCTATTTCTATTAATTTACCTTGTTTTACTAAATTTAAAACTTGATTTTTGTTAAAGTTTCTTAAATCAATTTTTGTTTTTATATATATTGGGGTAGTTATAGCATTTGAAATACCTGTTTTATTAGGATTAATGAATGGGGCTGGGTCTTCTCCGGGAAGGGATGGGATAATAGGTGCATTAAATGTTACTCCTAAAACATTAACACTACTTGGTACGGTACTATCACTTGATTTAGCTATTAAGCTTTTTAAATAATTATATATTTCTTTGTTATTACTATTTGACATGTTATAAAATAATTATTATAAAATTTGGTACTACTATTATATTTTAATATAAGTTGATTTTTATTTAAACATTAATATTGGTTACATAAGAGGGTATGGGTGCTGCATTGCCTCCATTTGCTGGGTTCCAGCCCCAATTAAAACCAAATTTATTATTATTACTATTTCTTTGGATTTTTTGTTTCATTCTACTTGCAGGTTGATTAGATCCAAGGAAATCAGTTCTTCCTTTTATAAAATTTCTTGCATTTTGTTGTAATGTAGGGTTTTTTAAAGCCTCAACTACTTTTTGTAATGTACTTATTGGTAATCCTGTAGCAATACTAGCTGTTTGTATGTCTTTAATATTAAACCATTCAATGTTAGCTTTATATTCAGTTCTAAATACAGGGAACCTCCAAGTAGGTTCATATTGTGAGTTTGCTAAAATCTGATCTACTATATCTGATCTATATCCAATATTTCTTCCTCCTAAATTTCTGTTATAAATGCTTTGGGCAACGTCTGCATATCCCTGGGGGTTATTGTCTTCTCTGGAGCATATAGCTACTAATGTCCAAAATCTTTGATTATCATCAACATTACTGATTGATGGTTGTGATCCTGCGGATGCTCCGGCTACTATTCCTGCAGCTCCTGCTGCTCCTGTTGATGCTCCTATTGTTTGGGTTGAAGTAGTAATTTGGGGTCTATTTATTATTTTTGAAGGATCTATAAATGAATTAGGTACTACTGTTGTCTCTAAAGTTGTTTCCCAATCTTGGTTTGATATTTTATGAGATACTCCTTTTATTATAAAATGTAATGAATCAGGATAGTTTTTAGGTAAAAAACGAGTTGAAACATTTAATTTATTATATATTTTTATTCCTGAAATACCATCCATAGTTATTCCTAGGTTAAAAGGGATAAATCCGTTTGTTGAGGATGAGAATGTATCTTGTTCTTTTTGAGCTATATAATTTAAATATTTGTAATATTCTTCAACTATACTTAGATTACTATCTATAACAGTATCATCTAATATGTTGTTTCCTTCACCATTTAATCCTAATATTTTTTCACCTGATTGTAAATATTTTATGTAATTTGTTTTAGGTTCTTCTGAATTTGTTGTAGAATTTTGTGGGGTGGAAGAAGGGGGGAGATATTCTTCTTTAAATCTATCTACAATACCTTTATTCCATTTTGAGAATATTGTTGCCTCTGTTCCTTTTACATATCCACCCGCGGTAGCACCTATGGTTACCATAGAGGCATATTCTGGGGTGATTTGGGTTTTTAAATCGAGATTTCGAACAAAATTTGAACTTTTAAATGCCGGGTTATATCCAAATACTTCTAATCCATATGGGGTTTTGTAAGCATTATCAGAAATATAAGATCCATCTATTATATTTAGTGTATTATTATCTTCATCAACTATTGGTTCAAGATTATTTATGCCCCCTAATGCCCTATTTAAATCGTTACATATAGATTGAAGAAATGGAACTAAAGCTAATTTATTATTTTCATCTAAATTACTATCAATAGCATTTTGTATGGTAGAGAAATTAATATATATATTCTCTATTCGAGCTACTCCTACATTTTCATTTCTCCATTCTTTTAATTGAGGAAAAATTATATTATTATCTATTTCACCTTTAACAATACATATTCTAGGATCAAAGGATATTTGATTTGGATAATAAAGCATATCTCCTTTAGTATTAATTCCTATTATTTCTTCTCCATTATTATTTACAGGAATACAAAATTCAACTACCTTACTTAAAAGGTGACCAAAATTCATATAATAATTTAAATTATTTTGTCCTATATTAGTTTCTCCTTCTTCTTGATTTTCTGAGATATAATCAAAATATATAATATCTTTAATGTTTTCTATATTTCCATCATATTCAAGAGACCATTTAATTTCAAACCAAATATCAACCCAAGTAAATTGAGTCGGAAGAAATTTAACATCGGGGTTTTGGCTTTTAAATAACAATACATCTGTCTCTGAAGCTCCATAGAATTGAATCCATTCTATATTATACTTTTTATCTTTAAATTCTTTTATTTTTTCTTGAGCTAAATCAAAAATTTTAAATATATTAAATTGATCCAAAAAACCTAATTCTTCAGATTTATAAATATCAGATACTAAATTATTTAATGGGGGTTCAACAAAATAGCCAATACCTTTTGCAGAAGGTATGTAATAATATATAGTTTTATTAGGTGAAATATTATTATTAGATTTTTTCCAAATATATAAATACTCAGAAAGTATATCTTTAGGTTTATCTTCTTCTTGAAGATTAGTTAATTTTGGGGAGACATTTGTTTTTAAAGATTCAATTACATCTCCCAAACTAATAAGTGTTAAAGTGATATCATATGAGCCATCAGGGTTAAATGTCCAATCAAAATTTGATATTTTGGCTAGTAAACCATCATAATTTCCTGATTTTGATTTTCTATATTCTGATATTTTGTTAAGGAATTGTCTGTGTGATTTAGCTGTTGTGGAAAAAAATCCGTTTTCTGCTTCAATCAAAGTATAACCCATTTGTTCAACACCCCTTTTTTCGATTGTTGTACTAACACTTCCATCATCATTTCTTTGTTCTATTTTTTTATCATTACTTATATAATGACTCCATCCCCACTCCAACAATACTGTATATCCTAAACGCATGTATAGAATATCTAGGATATCAAATTGATCTCTACTATATGCTTTGATTTTGACTGTGGCTTTTTTGATAGAACCACGGTTCATATTTTTTACATCTACACTCTCTATTCCGGGGGGTGGGACAAAACCAAAGTCTAGGTTTTCTTTTTGTTGTTTTGCATTTACATTATATGTATTTCTCCAAACTTGATAAGTTTTGAATCCTTCCAGTTGTTGAAGTGTTGTTGAATTATCAGATTTAAAAGATGTTCCTCCAAATAAAACATATTTTTTAGCTAAGTCTGTACCTTGACCAATCCCATTCCATCCAAGATCTTTTATTCGTTCATCTCCTTTTAATGAAACACCAGATGCTAATTTCACCCAAGCTGTTTTTGAATTCAAGTATTGTAAATCCTCTACAGAACGATTTTCTTTACCATGTATTTTTTGCCTTTTGTTAATTTGGTCACTAACATATGTTTGAAATTGTTCTCCTACTATAGCCATAACTTTATTATAAATTTAATGCATCAAATTGTGCTTGTATTTCAAATATTCTACTTGCTGAGGGTATTCTGATTTGAGATCCAAATGGTGGTATAAGTGAATCTTGAGGTAGGTTTGGATTTGCTATTGAAATTACCCACCAAAGGGATGAATCACTATAATATATCCTAGCTAAAGTATCATATCTATCTCCTCTTGTAGTATACACATAAATATCTGAAAAATCAAGGGGGATTTCAGGGTATTTTACCATAGAATATCTCCTTTTAGGATTATCTAATGTTGTTATAGTTGGTATGGATGTGTATCTAGCCATTTTTTATTAATCTGGGGGTAAGATTGGGGTGGGTGATATAGGAAAGGATTCTGTTGGGTTAGGTATATCTTCTAATGGAATATTTTGTTTTAATCCTTCTTGCCAATTTTGTTTGAATGGGATTTGGTTAGTTATAAAACGTGTTCCTATTCCTTTTTTAGGATTATTTTGTATTTCTGGTCTGAATTGGTGGATTGGGGTAAATTTTAAACCTGTTACTTTTATCATAAAAGGTAATTCATCAGGGTTTGGGTCATTTTCTTTTCTTTTTTCTTTACCTGCGATTCCTATCCCGGGGGTTAGGGATAATTCCCACGATGATTCCTCAGGTACATCATATGTAATTGAGGAAATAAATCCAATCTGTTCATATATGTAATCTCCTACAGTTAATTTAACTAAATTTCCAGCCATATATCCTTGCCCAGTATAATAAGGGGCAAGTGAGGAAGCAAGGTAGTTTAATTTTTGATACATACCATTCATTTCCCCTTGAGATTGGGCAACAACCGTAAATGATAAAGATATATCTCTAGAGAACCCTTCATATTTGTAGAATTTTTCTCCTCTACCCATATATGATTGAGCTTTCCAATCTGATGAATATGAATCTGAGAATGAATCTATATATGCTCTAAAATTCATATATGTTGTATTATTGGGAGAGGCATTATCTATGACTCCTATTCTGAAAGCTATTAAGTCGTTATAATCAGCATGGTTATATCCATAATCTCTTTTAGTTTTATATATAGGGGAACTGTTTATTTTATCTATTATTTGGTTTTTTTCTGTAACATCTGCAGCCCATGTTCCTTTTACAGCTCCTGGGTCTCCTAAATTTACTCTAGTTTCTATTCTTGCTTTATTAAGATATTGAGAAGTGTCATTATATTTTTTATCTATAGCAACTACATAAGTATCATTTCCATTGGGTTGTAACAGAGTAGTATCTTTTGATTTGGGAATGTTTGGGGTAAGTTTTATACTTTCTGAGGATTCTACATATAATGAATCAGAAATAGTAGAAGAATTTGTAAAATTAAAGATATCTTTTTCTATCTCTCCTATATTCAACCCTGTTTTTTGTATATCATATGTTGGGTTAGTTGATACACCTTTTAATAAGATTTCTGTATTAAATGTTCTATCGCCTTTTCTAGGATCTTTTTTTAATTTTATACTTCCAGTAGATTCTATATATAATGAGCCGGATTTATTGGAAGATGGATTAAATTTAAGAATATTATTTTCTTTTGTAGAAATTTTTTCTCCTATGTTAATCCATTCTGATTGGTTTGGGATGTTATATATTGGATTAGATGTAATATTTTTTAATAGTTTTGTAGTATTAAATGTTCTAAGACCTTTTCTAGGATCATCTATTTCAAACATATCTACACGTATGCTGTTATCCCCAGTACGTTGATCTGCAAATTTGATTTTTGTTTTACCTACACCTAAAATAGATCCAGGCCCACCACCATACTCATACAATATAGGACTATTAGAAATAACATTTTGTTTTTCATTTAAAAATCGTATTAATCTGTTTTTATTTGATGGAGGAGAGAATAGTTCTTCTTTTGCAACATCCTCATATTTGTTAAGAGATAACCCAGGTATTAACCCCGTTGGATCAATTCCCATTCTATTTAAACGTGTACCTGTAAATCCTACTCCAGCTTGAGCTAATGTTGATAATGGAGTATACACACCAGCATTTAAAGCACCTCCAGCATATGCTGCACCTTTTGATGCTTCTGTTTTAACAGATGTGCGTGATAGAAGATTTTCTTTAGCTGTATATAGTAATCCTTTTACTCCATCTGTGGCGTATTTGGATAATCTAACTACATCTTCTAAGGCGCGTTGAGGAGCTTTTATCCCACCTCGTATGATAAAATCATTACCTCCTGTAGAAGATATTGGATTATCTGAGATTGGTTTTTGGATGTATGGTTGTTTACTAGAACCACCACCTGGTCTATCATTACCAAATTTAAGTGATTTTAGTAAGGTGTCGCCATCCTTTAATTTTAATAAAAGTCCCATTTATATTGGATTAACCTGGTAAATTATCTAAATACTGCTCTGGTGTCTCTCCATTCAAATCCAATTCCGAAGGTGTAGGGTATCCTAGAAGGTTTGGGTTTCCGTTGATAGAATATTCATTGTGAAGAGTTGATTGAGGATTTGATAAATCTAAGTTTGGTGGAGTTGTTCCATCAAATTGGCTTAGGTTTGATCCTTCTTCTGTTAATTTGTTTAATAGTCCCATAATATTATTTTGTTTATAAATATTAAAAATTATTGAGTTTTATATGATACTAAGTTTAAGGCAACACCTACTTTCTGTCCATCCAACATTACATCACCTCCCGCTGATATTAAGTCTATTAATTGTTGCAGGAGTGTGTTAGTTTTAGTCATATCAACTACTGTTGTTGATTGTGGGGATGAGGATTGTGATTTATTTTTATCAAAGAGGTTTGTTCCTGCTATTATACTATCGTCTTTGTCCAGTTGAATGGAGCCTTTTGGACCTGATACTACCATTTCACCTCCGGGACCAATAACACCGTCTTTTATAAAATTTAAAGGAGTTAATACTCCTGCTGTGGATACTGATCCGATGATGGGGGAAACTATATTATTTAATAATTCTCCTACTTTATCTAGTGGTCCAGTAAATTTTTCTATAATTTGACCTATTTTACCAAATAATCCAAATATCATTTGTACAGGCCCTAAAATTAACATTGCTATATCATTACCATCTTTTAACCCCTGTACAAATGATGAAACTAATTTTCCTAATCCTTGAAAAGCAGTTACAATTGGTTGTAAAACAAAATTAATGGCAGGCATTACAACTGTGGCTATAGAAGATAATATATCAAATATGGGTGCTAAAGCATCCATTACTTGCACAAATATTTCTCTTAATTTTTCAACAGAAGCATTAAATTTATCTTGTGCTGATTGTTGTTCGAGTTTTTCAGCTGTTTCTTCCCCTAACATTTTAACAATTTCGGACTGTGATTTACCTTGTGATTTTAAAAGGTTATATCTTTCAAGAGCCGTTTTACCCTCAACCATAGACATTTTAGCTAATGCTTCTCTTTCAATTAAAGAAGATGCTAATTCATCTCGTGTTAATCCAACTGCTTTTGCCATAGCCTCTTGCTGGATAACATTCATTTCACCAAATTCTTTTGATCCTTTTAATTGTTTTAGGACTTCTTCGGCGGCTCCTGCTATATCACCCTCTAATGAGAGTTGCCTAGCTCTTTCAAGATTTAAATTTTTCCCAGTTAATAATTCTGCTGAGAGTTCATTCTCAATTGATGATTCAAAGTCTAGTAAACTACTAGCTAATGAATTAGCTTGATCAAGGGTTACACCGAATTTTTGAGCTTGAACTACAGCTTTACCTAAAGCCTCAACACTACCACCTAAAGATAATTTTAAAGAGGAAGATGCTTTGTTTACTTCTTTTAAAATTTTATTATTATTTATGGCAAGTTTATTTTGAGAAGCATATGCTGTAGCTCCCCCTAGTGCTGATTTTACATTACTATCTAAACTTTTTCCGGTTGCTAGGGATAATTTTTCAATACCAACCAATTCATCATGTTGAAGACCTGTCTTTTTAACTATGTCTGTCATAGTTATAAGATCTTTTTCATTAAGCATTGCATTAGTACCTAATGCTTGTCCAACAGCTAATTGTGATTCTTGAAGNCCCTTTACGGAAATATTAGCATTCATTGAGGAATTTGCTATACTTGCAAATTCTTGTCTCATTTGAGTAGCACTTGAGGCAGACATTCCCAAACCTCTAGCTAATTCACTAATGGATTTTTGGGAGGTTCCAAAAGCAACTATAAGTTCTTTAAAGATAAAATCAAGTATATTAACACTTGTTATCTGATCTTTTAAAGCTTTACCTATATTTTTATATTTGGATGTTTGTGTTTCAAGTTCTTGATTTTGAGATTCTAAATCTTTTATTTTTTGTTTATTAGCATCTTTATCAGTCCCATATCTTTGCTTTAATTGAGAATAAAGTTTCTTATCAGCCCATGATAAACTAGAATATCCTTTATTTTGTAATTCTTGTAATTTATTTATTTGGCTAATTTCATCTTTATTAAGGATGGTTTGGAGGCGAGCTTCTTTGGTTTTATCTATAGCATCTTGTAGTGGTTGAGATAAATCTCCAAATCCCATTTTAGCTAATGCTTTTGCAGCTCCTCCTATACCTACTCCTACTAATCCGATTTCTTTATTTACTTGTTTTTGAGCATCAATTGTTCTATCAATTTCCCTATTGAATAAATCTTGAACTTTTAAAGCTTCTTCTATATCTTGTTTTTCTTTTTTATTAAGATTACCTACATCTAAAGATCTTTGAAGAATATCAAATTTTGTTTTAGCTTGTTGTTGAAGATTTTTAAGTTGTTTTTCACTTAATGATGTTTCTCCTTTTCTATATTCTGTGATTTTTTGAGAAATACTTGATATTCCTTTAAGTGAACTTCGAGCATCTACTAAATATCTATTTTGATTGGATAATTCATTAACTATATCAACAAATGTATCTTTTACATAAGTTAAATCCGAATCCATATCGCGGATTTCTGCTCTTAAACCTTTTAAAGATTCTTTGGCCTTTTCAAGGTCTTTTATATCGAAGGGGGATTGAGGAAGTTTTCCTAACTCTTTTCGGAGTTTAGATATTTCATCATTTACTTTTTTTATATCATCACTTAAAGCCATCTAATATATTTTATTATAAATATTGAAAGCCCACAAAGTTATTTATACTTTGCAGGCTTTTTATTTTGTGGATTAGCGCTCATAAATGCTGGGGTGTTTACTTTACCAGATGGGTCTACTAGAGTTTTACTTCCATTTTTAGAGGTAGAATTATTTATACTATCTGCTTCCTCTTTATAATAGGATTTTATCTGATTGAATGTAAATTTTCTAAGCCATATTGGCATATTATATATTGTATTCCAATCATATCCTCCTTTACCATGAAATACTATCTCATGTATTTGGGTAAATAATGCGGCTCGAATTTGGGGAGCGGTATCAGAACTCAGGCCAAAAAAAGCTAATCCCAATAGGGATGTTGAATCTGTTGCTCCCATCGCTGGGAAAGTAGGACATGTCTACATCTGGTTGTAGTTCTTTAATGTATTCTCTTAATGCTCTAGAATCTTTGGCTAAAAGATAATTGTCAACAAATGTTCGTACATCTTTTTTTTCTGTTTTACCTTCCACTGATGTAATAATGTATTTTAATCTAGTGGATAGTTCAGGTGATGAGTCTTTGTTAATTTTCTTTAGACCTTCCAATTCACGCGTGATATCCTGTTCATCCTTGTGTGTTAAAAAGCGGAACGTTAAATGGTTACCAGAGTGGGGTAAGGTAAATTCAAACTCGTTTTTATCGCTACTTTCTACAATGGTGTGAAGTGGTTTGTTCTCTAAAGTAGATAAATCAACTGTATGTTCTTCTCCAAGATATTCAAAAGTGTAATCTTTTCCATATCCTAAAACACGGGCAGCTATCATGATAGCATTTTTATCTCCGATTAAAAGATCATCATATTTAATTGGGGATACAATTAATGATTTCATCAGTTTATCCAAAACTGTACCATTTTTAATATATGATTGGTTGGTAAGGATATCTTCCTCACGAGCTGTCATATATTTCATTTCTACTACTCCTTTAGCTAATTCTGAATCTTTTGGATAAAGAATACCTTTAGAGGGTAATTCAACAATTTCTGTTGGGATTTTAAATTCACTCATAGATTTTATTTTTTATAACTTTATTTATCATATATAAATATATTGAAAGATAAGAAGCCTACCTAAACTAGGCAAGCTTCTTTTTATATAGTTTTTAACTATATTCTAGTAATTCAAGATGCAATAATCTGGTTGAACTGTCATTGTAATGTTTACTGGAGTACCATCATCATCCCAATTATAATCACCGAATGATGCTTCTGTAATTAATGCTCCTTTAACAATCCATTCTGATACGATATCACCTACTGGACCTACTACATTGAATGTTAAATCTTTCTTATAGAAATCTGAGTATCCATCTCTACCTGTTACAGATTCGTGATGTAAACGAACCCATTCCATTACTGATTGGGCACCGGAAGGAGTAATTGGATCAAATAAAGTGAATTGAATTGTTCCCCAAGTTGTTTTTCCTTTAACATATCTTTGAATGTTGATATGATTAAGGGCAACTGCTGTTTGGGACAATGTTACCGCACCCATTCCTTTTACTAGATATGATGGAATACCATCAATATAAAGTAGAAAGCGATTGGTTTGTTTTGGTTCAAAAGCTGTGAAAAATATTTCGTTTGGGTTTAATACTGCCATTTTATTTTTATTTTAATTCAGTTATACATATTTAATGTTTTACTCTTTTTACCCAGGGAATTCAGCTCCTGTTGGTTGAAGAATGAAATCTAGGTTTATAAATTCTGCTGTACGAGATGGTTGGATATAGATTTGACCTACTAATTGATTTCTATCTATAACATCTGGTGTATTGATTGATTCATCCATAACTACTCTAAAAGCGTATAATCCTTGTTTTTGTTGAATTGCTTCTAAATATGGATTAACTTGTGATAAGAAATTATTGCGAGTAGTGATTGTATTTTGTTCAAATACTAATGTATTAGCTATTTGAGAAATACGAGATTTTAATTCAATTAGTAAACGACGAACATTTATACGATCTAGAGCTGATGCTCCTTTTTGTAATGTTTTCTGACCATATACTGATACTCCAGTTTTTGGGAATGTAGCAATTGGGTTTATATTCGCCTCATATAATGTATCTCTATTTGCTTGAGATAATTTAGATTTAGCGGCTAATACCATTGATAATCCACCTCTGTTTATACCTGCTGGAGCAAACCATGGGGCGGCTACTTTATCATTGTATGCGTATACTCCTGGGATTAAGGTAGATGCTGGGATATGTACTTGTTTTCCTGTTGCGGGGTCATTAATTCGTACCCAAGGCCAGTATGTAGCTGCATATGATGTGTTTCTAGTTGCCGCTTGTGTAACTACATCTGCTAATACCCCATCATAATCTACCATATCAACTACATATAAATTGTCTCCTCTATTTATTGTATTAGATACAATTTGAGAAATTATAGATGTATGATGTTCATTAATTAAACCTGGGGTAGATAAGATATTGAATTGATAATCATCTTTATTTGAAAGTAAATTAACCATATCTGTATAATCACCTGCTGTAACACCTTGTGTTTGAACTCCGATGTTTTGGTAGAAATTAGCACCAGCTGCTATATCTCCACTTCCACTAAAGAAAGCTGTATTTTGTATTGCTGGAATAGATGCTGTATATGCGGATACTGGATTTCCTGAGTTATCTAGGTAATTTGGTGTTGTTTTTGCTACTTCTTTTACTCTAATATATCTGGATTTATTTGAATAATTACCTGAGGTAATTTCTATTTGATTAGAAGTTGGATTATATTCTACAATTTGATCACCAATTACTTTAGAGATAAATCTTGTTGAGTTTGGATCTAGATTTACATTATTCCACGATTCAAGAATAATTTTATCGTTTGCTTTATCATCACCTCTTCGTACAACTACATTAAATGCTCCTGAGGAAGTATTTGGGGATGTAATTTCAATACGAACATTATCTTTTGTCCCTTCTTCCAATGTACCATCAGGATTTACTGATCCTGAATTATTCATGATAATACCTTCAGAAATAGTTTCAAGAGTAAATACTATATCATTAGCTATATAAGTATTTTCAACATATCCGTTAACTATATATGAACCACTAGTTACTACATCTGTTATAGATGGTGTGTATGAACCTGATGTTACACGAGCAACAATTAATGATTTACCTCCGTTTTGGAAGTAATTGTATGCTGATATTGAGGTTAAATATGAATATGTATCACTTCCGCTGATAAGTATATCACCAAATCTATTTACATAATCAGAATATGAGGTAACTAGGGTAGGAATTTCAACTGGTCCTTTAACAGTTGGACCTATAATTGCTGCTCCAGCTTGTGTAGGTTGTCCTGTTAAAAATGTGTTGTCTATTTCATTAGTAGTTACTCCTGGGGATACTGAGAAATTTGCCATTTTTTATCTATTATTTAATTTTATTATAAATATTATTAGTTTTTTTGAAAAACTATTTTATTCAAAAGAAACTCCTGTAGGGGTAAGATTGAATGTTAAGTATATAAATTCAACTGTTCTGGTTGGTTGCAAATATATAGATCCTATCAATTGGTTGTTATCTATTGTGGTAGGAGTATTATTTGTATCATCCATAACTACTCTAAAAGTGGTTAAACCTTCTCTTTGTTGGATGGATGATAGGTATGGATTAACTTGTGATAAAAATTCATTTCGAGTTGCTACTGTATTTTGTTCGAATACAAGTGTATCTGCGATTTGAGTGATAAAATTTTTAACTTCAATTAATAAACGACGAACATTTACACGATCTAATGAACTTTTTTTCTTTTGTGTTGTTTTTTGTCCAAATACTGTAACTCCTGTGTTTGGGAATGT